ACCTTGGTTTCGCAAAGGTGGTTTAGATGATAGTCAGCAAGAAATTCATCAACATAAATGCACCAGATAGCGGATTTGTTCCTTCCACGACAATAACGAATCTTCTTCCTGATACAATGTCGGTCAAAGTGATGATACCGCGCATTGATGTAACGTCGGGCCGGGAGTTGGTACCGCGAATAGATAGGGCAGGCGAATAATGACAACGATCAAAATTAGATGGACGGTTGACGAGCTAGTAAATGTTATGTCGCTCTTTGATACTCACCGAGTATGGAGAACAGCGTCGCTTACTACGCCTAGTTGGGTAGAGGTAACGACGGTCTTAACACGGGTTCCCCTTGTGGCATCCGTAACAACGTATCTGTTCGATGACATAACGGGCGATCCGTCCTATTATTATGCGATCAGTTATTACAACACTAGTTCAGGGTTGGATTCTTCGTTGTCAGATCCGATGCAGGGCGAGAGTATCGGCTACATTACGATCGCAGATATACGGTTGGAAGGGTTCACCGAGACAATGGTTGACGACGTATCGGTGCAGCGCGGGATCAATCGTGCTACGGCGCTAATTGATAAGGCAACCGGGCGATGGTTTGAGGCCAGGGGAAGGACATTCCAATTAGACGGTAAGAAGTCACAGGATCTCATGTTGAATATACCGATCATAGCACTGACAAGCATGAGTCTGGTAGATCAATACGGAGAGACGGAGGCGATCGATCTGTCTGATATTCTGGTTTACAATAGGCATCTGACCGAAGGTCTGTTGAATCCAGATGATAGAGACGATCCTCATATTTCTTGGAGAAATGTAACAAGGAGAGCGGGCGATGCAGGCGGAGGGTTCTTAGTTGGGAAACGGAATATTCAAGTTGTAGGGTATTTTGGATATACCGAACTCAGCCCATTGTTGTCGCCTGGAGAGACGACCGCTGGTTCGCAGGTTCCTCTCGATTATGGAGAGACGCCGGAATTGATAAAGCTCGCCTCGGTCTTATTATCAGTTAGACAAATGTACCCTCGCGTCTCAGGAGACGGCGAAGAAATTTCTTTGCGAAAAAGGATCATTGAGGAGCGTACCCGCGATCAGATGTATAAATTGAGCGAGTCGACGAATAATAGCGATAACGCATTCGGAACAACGGGGGATGTAGAAGTTGATACCCTTATCAGCGGGTACATGTCACCCATGGGTATAGGAGTGGTTTAATGCAAGGTCGACTAATCAATCGTTTCGTTTGTGTTCTTAGGCGTCTCGACGCGGTTGCCACAGCAGCGGTTACAGGCGGCGGATTCGATGACACCTGGAGGACGACAAAGCCTGTTGCAGACGGCACACAGTTCGGCACGTCAACACGTCGTGAAATGGATGCGCTACGTATACCGTGTCAATTAGATCGGTTGTTATGGGGGCAAAAGACCCTAAAGCCCAGCGGTGTCGAAACGATGGAAGACATTTTGATCATATTGAAATGGAGTGATCTAGTTGCGGCGGGGTTGATCAGCTCGGCAGGATTGCCGGAGATCCAACAAGGGGATCGTATCGAGGCGATAGAGACACGGGCGGGTGCGGTAGATGAAACATTCCAGAATCCGCCAGGAATGTATGTGCATGATCTTGAAAGAGCGGGCCATGGCTTGGCGTCGTTTGGTACGCCGAAGACCAATCTGCTTATCTTGCACTGCGGAACAGGAAAAGTATCATGATAGCAGTGAACATAGAGATCACAGGGATGAATTCAGTTAGAGGAGCGCTTAACAAGGTTGCCGTTGATGCGCCCAAAATTATCCATAGGGTAATAGGTCGCGAGGCATTAGAGTTCGCAGCGAAGATTCAAAAGGGAATAAGGAATCAAGCACCAGGCGGACAGCCATTGTTACCGTTGGCGGATTCTACAAAGAGGATGAAAAAAAGTAGCAAGGCGTTGATCGATAAGGGCGATCTTGTTCGGTCGATAAAGGCGACAGATATTACCGGAGAGTTAGGGGGAAAGGCTACGGCGTGGTTTGTTGGCGTCCATCGTAAAGCATATTCGAATGATGGCAAAGAGCTGGTCAATATTGCCGAGGTCCACGAGTTCGGAACGAAGCCATATAAGATCAAAGTTACAAATAAGATGCGACGTTTTTTCATGGCGATGACAATCGCAGGGAAGATGAAAGGACCGATACCACCAGGAAAAACTATAATAAATCATCCAGGCGTGCCGGCTCGTCCATTTATCAGACCGACGTATGTCGAGTGGCAATCTGGCGACGGTCAAGGCAGGATAGCAAAAGAAGTTGCTCGAGCGCTGGGCTTGAGATAGAGAGGCAAAAATGGCAGTTCCAACTATTACATCTATTTCGCCAGCGACAGGGTTGTCAAAGGGGGGATATCTAATCGCGATCAATGGGGCAGATTTCCAAGTCCCTGTAGTTCCGGCATCTAGTTCGGGCTATCTAGGCGATGATCTTTCACCAACATGCAAGGTTACAATCGCCGGGGTTGAGTGTGCGTGGGCAGAGCCAGCAAGCAGCACGTTGATCTATTGTAAGGTGCCAGAATGGACGGGTTTGCCTAGTGTTGATCTGCCGTTAAGCGTTGACGTTATTGTGTCGAATATCAATAGCAACGGTGACGTTGTTCTGTTCGGAGGTGTAACACCAGAAATCGTGACATCGGTAGACGGGTTTGCATATCATAGGCCTAGTCTCGTTTCAGAATGTTATCTGAAGCGAACGGTTGATACGTTGATCCTGTTGATCCGTAGACACGTTATCCCCAATGTGGCAGTGACGTTATCAAGGGAATATGACGACGATCCAGCGACGGTTGCACGGTTACGAGATACCGCGCCTTCTGTCCATTTGATTGGGCCTCGTATGAGCCTCAATAGGTTCTATTCAATCAATAGAAACGACGTTGAATATACGGATCCAAATGACGAGGGTGCGGTTGTAGCAGCGTATACGCACAGAAGTAATGTGCCTGTGACAGTCGATCTAGATTTCGATGTAAGAGTGTGGGCGGCGAATCCATATCATGCAACAAATCTAATCCAGGCGTTTATGCTCTTGTGGAGAGACGTTAAAGAATTGTCGGTGTTGATAGACCCAGACCAGCCAGACCTTGGGTTCCATGATTACGAAATCGAGATCGATTGGGCCAGATATCCGCAAATGGATTCGGCGCCCAATTATAGTGATCTGTCTTCTTCCACTTTTGGGCTTGTGGTGAGAGGCGTGCATGTAGATGACGAATCGGGTACAATCCTAGAGCGTGGCATGAATATTTGGGCGAACGATGGATACCCAACGTCTGAAAGCGAATTATTGTAGGAGAAAATTCTATGAGTACGATAACCATTTTTAACCTTACATCTCGCCCATTTGTATTCGAACTGCCCCATAGTCAAGTATGTGTGGCAGCAGGTAGATGTTTGTGCAATCATGAAACCGGAGCGCCAGCATCATTGAGGATCAGCACGAAAGGAAAACCACACACGGGTATTCCAAGTTATGTGTTGAGATCCAAGGTTGTCGATGACGCAGTAAAAGCAGGTAAAATAAAAGTTTTTGTCGAGAAGGAACAGAGCGAAGGAATAGAGCCGAGCACCTCAAAGATAACACGCAAGAAAAAAAAGCGCCTTGGCGCTGTAAGGAGTTAAACAAATGTCTAACAGCACTGAGCTTCTCGCAAGTAAAGTCGTGATTCTCGAAGAGGAGCCGCAGATCCCCGCGATCTCAGCTCTTCCGAGTGCTGTGCTCATGATTCAGGGCGTATGCGAACGCGGCCCGATAAATGATCCACAGCTCACAACCTCATTTTCGGAATACGTCAAAACGTTTGGCGGGTTCTCAATAGACGCAGAAGTAGCAATTGCAATCCATGGTTTTTTCACCCAGGGCGGTGGGTTCGCATGGATCAATAGGATTGTTCATTATACCGATCTGACCGATCCGGCTTTGCATACTGCGGTCAAAGGTCAAGTCAATCTGTTGAATAGCGGATCCGTTGCCACACCAGGATCCGTTTCTACGACAGCGGTTCAGAATTTCAACATGCGTGCAGAGTCAGTGTTGACGTTGGTCATTGATCCTGATGGCACTGGAAATGCAACCGCGACGTTCACAGCGACAGCAGCGGTGTTGACGGCCGTTATTGCGCCCACATACGATTTTACAGGAGGAGGACAAACCCTAACGTTGACGGTAAGAGGCGGACCCGTGCAAACGGTAACGTTCCAGGTCGGCGATTTCTCAGCACCAGCAACAGGAACATCAGCAGAGGTAGCGGCGGCGATCAATGCGGCGGTATTCGGAGCTTCGTGCGCAGTACCTGCGGCGGTTCCAGTCATCACCACGGATCAAATGGGAAGTGGAGCGGCTGTGCAGGTAACGGGAGGAACAGCAAACGCTATTCTGGACTTCCCAGTAATAGCAGCGGCGGGCAGTGGTAACGTTGCCGATCTCTCAGCCGTAACAGGCGCAGAGGTTGAGATAGTTGTTGAATTGGCGGTAGCAGGATCGACAGTCACAGTTAATGCAGGCGGTACGTTGACATTCGCTTCTGCAACAACTGGCGCGGCCAGTACGATCCAGATCGATGCTACATCTGGTCTGGACACATTGTTAGGGCTCGATAACATTCTCCATACGGGAGTAGCGGCAACACCAGCCAATACGCTTCAAGTTGATGGAAAGTACTTCGGTGCTTACGTTAGCGCTATTACGATCAAGGTTGAAGCAGCGACAAACACTGAAGCAGAATTCTTCAATCTCAAAGTTTTAGATGCAGGAGTTGTAAAAGAGATCTTCCCGAATGTAACAATGGACGATGATTCTGTTTCTTTCGTTGAAACGATTATCAATAATGTCAATTTCGGTTCCAATTTGATTGCGGTAACAGATCTCGATGTTGTAGGAAGTGCAACGATCGGGCGACCGGCGAACGCAACAAGCGCAGCGATGAGTAGTGGCGATGACGGATTGACAGCACTAGCTGACGCTGATTATCAGGGAAATTCAGCAGGACCAACTGGATTGTATGCGTTTGATCGCGTAACAACTGGTACATTGCTCGTGGTGCCCGAGGCGTCTGCCAACGTCCAGTTGTCTATGTTGGAATACGCGGGTAGCTATCGTAACGGTTCGATGTTCTGCCCCATGTCAATCCCTACAGGATATACAGCTGCTCAGGCGGTTTCGTATGTGACAAGCAACGGATTGCTAGAGCATTCATATGGCGAGTATGGAGCGATGTATTGGCCTTGGATCAAGGTCGCGAATCCTCAGCCTAGCGTGTTTGGAACAGAGGATACGATCACCGTAGAACCATCTGCATGGATCGCAGGAGTATACGCACGCAACGATCAGAAGCTCGGCGGGATCTATGAGTCGCCAGCGGGTATCGGCGGCGGGTACGGCGTGATCGATGGCTTGCGCGGAGTCGAGGCAGATCCAGGCGGGCAAAGCGAGCATTCGGTATTGTCCGAGGGAACCCGCGATCTGGTTTATCCAAAGCGGATCAATCCGATCACCAAGTTGCCCAACACAGGTTGGCACATAGACGGTGGGCGCACATTGAAGTCAACAGGGAATTTCCCCAATGTTGGCGAGCGGCGCGGGGTTATTTTCATCGAGCAAACTATCAAACAGGGTTTAGTCATTTTCAAGCATCGTTTTAACAACAAAGAGAATCGTAAAAAAGCAGAACGAACGATCAAGCAATTCCTCGGTCGCGAAATGAACAAGGGCGCGTTTCGATCTACGGATCCCGCGAAGGCGTTCTTTGTCGACGTGGGCGATCAGTTGAATCCATTGGCAAACGTGTTTGCAGGAATCATGACTGCTCGTATTGGCTTGGCCATGAATAAGCCGAACGAGCACATTATTCTACTCGTGACGCAGGATACACGCGGTCTAGCCGACGCATAAGGAGAGACGGATATGCCAACACCTGTTAACTGGTACAAGAAATACAGCTTCGTAGTCGAAATCGACGGGGTTGCGTCTGCCGCTTTCACCACGTGTTCGGAGTTGAGGATCAACGCCGAGACGGTGACACAAAGAGAAGGCGGAAGGTTGCACGCTCATAAGTCTCCTGGGCTTATCGAGTATCCACCGATCACATTGGGGCGCGGAGTCACAAAGGATCTTGATCTATACAATTGGATGTTAGAGACATTCAATGCAAGTTCAGGAACAGGTCAGGTTACGCCTGATCTCTACCGAACATTTGACATCGTTCAATTGGATAGAGCAGGAAACGAGAAAGAGCGTTACACTGTCCACGATGCTTGGTGCAAGGAGTATAGCGCGGGCGATTGGGACAATAACGCCAATGAGAATCGTTCAGAATCAACAGTGATCGAAGCCGATTACTGGGAACGAACACCAGCTTAGATAGTAGTTAAGGGATCGTGAGTAGGTCGTATAATATCGCGGCCTGCTCATGTTTCTTTTTTTAGAAAAGTAAGAAAAAACAACCAAGAAAGTAAGGAGAGCCACTAATGAGACAGGAAGTATTCACCCTACCAAGCGGCGCAAAGATCGAGTTGCGACAAATCAGGTTAGTAGAAGAGAACGTACTCGCATCGAATCTCAATAAGGGGCAGGGCGATCAGCAGTTGAACAAGGCGCTAGATAGCGTTTTAAATGCATGTACAGTTGGCATTGCAGATGTCGGACCGTATACGTTTTTAGAGCCTGGCGGATCTCCAGATTGGCGTAAGATGTTGAGCGGGGATCGACTCGCGACAATGGTATTTCTACGAATCCTAAGTTACAGAGAAAGAGAAAATTACCCGTTGCTAAATGTGCAGTGCCCGATGTGTGGCAAGCGTACTGATTACGATGTTGATCTTTATAAAGATCTGATCTGGCGAAATCTATCAGAAGAAGGAACAGACAAGATCAGAAATGGTCAACCATTCGAGATAAAAGTGGCCGGCGCTCGGGTTGAGTTCACGTTGACCACGGGGCAGTCGTCGGACATGGCGATAAAATTGGCAGATCAGTATCCCAAACGAAGTATTTCAGCAGCGTTGAGATCAAAAATACTAGATGTCTATCTTGACGACGGAACAGAAGCGATGCCGCGGGTAAGGATCATGGATTGGCTTGACGGAGAAGACGGGCATTATCCAGGTTTAATGTCAGAGGATAGCGAAGATATAAGAGATGCCTTTGATGAGAAAGAAGCAGGGATTGATACGGATGTTGAACTGAATTGTCCTTCGGTTTCTTGCGGACACGATTTTGTGGTGAACCTCCCTTTCGACGGGATGCTGATGCCTTCAAAGGGAATACGCAAGCGTCGCCAGGAGCGGCGCCGTGGGAAGGTATCTTAGGAGGAATAACATGCGAAGATATTTTCGAGTTAAGAAAAACATTAACGTGGCAACCGTTGTTCGGCGGTGGGTTTCGTATCGGTTGGACTGAGACGCTCGATCTTACGCTAGGAGAGGCAGAGCAGTTACTCGAGTCCTCGATTGAGTGGGGTAGGGAAGAACGCAAGGCTTTTAAAGCCCCCAGTTAAGGGGAGATGGAGCGCGGAAAATGGCAATGAATCAGTTCGGGGTAGGTCTTATTTTTAAAGGTGTCGATGCCGTTTCTCCGGTGGCAAAAAGAATTGGCGCATCTCTCCTCGGAATGCGCAAGAACGCCGATCAGTCGATGACGGCGATGAACAAAACAATGACCAGCGCAGTGCTAGGATTTAAAGCCATGAAAATTGGTTTTGGTATGGCGGGCTTTGCAAAGGATATGGCAGACGCTGCGGGGCCATTCGAACAGGGGTTAGTAGCAATCGGTGTTATCAGTGGAGCGACAGCTACAGAGTTGAATAGTTTACACGATGCAGCGATCGATGCATCATTGGCAACTCAATTCTCGCCCGACGAAGCGGTAGAGGGTTTAAGGAATATGGCAGCCATGGGACTGGATGCAACCGATGCAATGAATACCCTGATACCAGTATTAGATTTGGCGGCGGGATCTTTGGGGCAGCTTGGGCTTGCGGAATCTGCAAACGCTGTTGTTGGCACGATGAAAGCATTCGGAATGGAAACGAAGAATGCAACAGCGGTTACTGATAAATTGCTCAAAATTACACAGTTGACGAATTTCCAGGCGCGTGATTTCAGTGTAGGTTTATCTCGCGCTGCTGTTTCAGCAGATGCGTTTGGGCAAAGTCTGGATGATGCCCTAATCCAGATGGGGTTACTTAGGAATTTGAATATAGACGCATCCGTAGCATCTACCTCGTTGCGCGAGGCTTGGCGTCGCATTGGATCAGACGAAAAGGCGCAGCAGTTGATCCGATCTAAAGGTATTGTTCTTTTCGATAAGCATACCAAAAAACAGCGTGCTATGATGGACATCATGACTGAGCTTTCTCGAAAAATGGAGAAGATGGATGGACAGGAACAGCAACGCATTAAGACGCAAATTTTTGGAACGAGAGGAATGGCTGCGTTCAATGCGGTATATAAAGCGCAGACATCAGCGATGATCGATGGAATTAAGGTCACGCTAAAGGGCGCAGATGCAGTCGATTTTCTCAGGAAGAAAATGAAGGATTCTGCAGGTGCGGCCAAAGAGATGAAAGATAAAATGTTAGATACTTACGCCGGACAGCAGCAATTGATCAAGGGATCAAAGGAAGCGATCGTTATAGCAGTAGGAGAGGCTGGCACTAAGTTGTTCTCACCCGTTTATAAGGGATTGTATCGAATGTATTCTGCAATCGCTAATTTGATGAACGCTATGCCCATGGAGGCTAGGAAAGCAATTGTTGGCTTTATATCAGCATTTGGTGTGTTGATAGGTAGCGCGGGGGCGGTGTTAGCTTTTGGGGCAGCAATGAAATTCTTAGGCATATCAGTAGGAGGAGTTGCTTTAGCCTTTATAAAATTAGGTCTTTTCATGGCGCCTGCAATGTTATTATTGACAGGAGTTGTAACTATTGTTGCGTCGGTTACAAAGGCATTCGAGGCCAATTCGTTAGGTATAGGGGATTCGTTTAGGGTCATGTCTTTTAAGGTCACGCAGTTTGCAGGAGCGATGAAAGATTTTTGGACAAAGGGTTTTGTAGACGACAAGAGGATCAAGAGGATCAAGGATGCAGGGCACGGTGACATCATCCCGATGTTTGATCGGATCGGCGGTGTTGTAAAAGTGATCAGGAAATTTTGGGATGGTTTAGTAGCTGGGTGGTTAGAAGGCGTAAGGCAGTTGGCTCCAAAGATCGATCTATTGCGCGATAGTTTTGGGGGAATTCTAGATCGTTTCTTGAGTGATGGAGATAAGCCAAACGGAGACATGGACAAATGGAAAGTAGCAGGCAAAGGGGCAGGAATAGCAATAGGTAAATTAGGGGGGATCTTCATAGATTGGCTCAATGCATCTGCTCCTTTAGCCGAGGAAATGTTGATAAGCCTCAAGGGAATGTCAGCGAAAGAATTAAAGGATGGTATCGTTGGGGTGGTAGATATATTTAAGGGGTTATTAGATGTCTTGAATAGAATAGGGGCGGTGTTAAAGATGATATGGGGATTTTTTGTTACCATACCGGGAAATTTCATAGGAGAGGCAGCGGGCGGATTATACGATCTGAACCGTGCGATTGATGGTGATATTTCATTTGCAGAGTTTTGGGAACGCGGGAAGACCCAGTATCAAGGGACCGAAGCGGCGATCGGTAATTTTGATAATAACTATGCGATAGCAGCAACCGGAGCAGATCCAAGGACTGCGAAGCGTAGGAAGAGTACCAGTAGTATAGAGGAGTTACTTTCTCAATATCATAATATAA